ACTAGCAGATGTATTAAGGTATTGTGGTAATGGTAATCACTCTGCTTTAATTATTCGTAGAACAAATGATGAATTAAGAGAGTTGGTACAAAAAAGTCAGACATTGTACCCTCAAGCATTTAAAGGGGCTCACTGGAGTGAGAAAAAATCTTTATGGACATTCCCTTCAGGTGCAAGAATTTGGATGACATATCTTGAACAAGATAAAGATGTGTTGAGATACCAAGGACAAGCGTTTACTTGGATAGGTGTAGATGAGTTAACTCAGTATCCCACTCCTTACGCTTGGGACTATTTAAGGTCAAGGCTTAGAACAACTGATCCTTCATTGCCTATACATATGAGAGCTACAAGCAATCCTGGTGGACCAGGTCATATATGGGTTAAGAAGATGTTTATTAATCCTTCTCCTTATAACGAGGCTTTTAATGCTACTGATATTGAATCAGGTAATGTTCTTAAATATCCAGAAGGACACGAAAAAGCAGGAGAGTCTTTATTTAAAAGAAGGTTTATACCTGCTAAACTAACAGATAATCCATTCTTATCTGAGTCAGGTGAATACGAAGCTAACCTTCTATCCTTACCAGAAGTTCAGCGTAAGCAACTTCTAGAAGGGTCTTGGGACATAGCAGAGGGAGCAGCGTTCAGTGAGTTTAATAGAGATATACATGTTGTTGAGCCCTATAATATACCTTCTTCTTGGAGAAGATTTAGATCTTGTGATTATGGTTATAGTTCTTGGTCTGTTGTTCTTTGGATGGCTGCTAGACCAGATGGTCACATTATTGTATACAGAGAATTATATGTTCGTAAAAAAACTGCTGAAGAACTTGCAGATATTATATTGAGAATAGAACACGAAGCGGATGATAAAATAGCATATGGTATATTAGATTCCTCTTGTTGGCATCAAAGAGGGCAAACAGGACCTAGTATAGCAGAAGCAATGATTCTTAGAGGATGTAGATGGCGACCTTCCGATAGAACAAAAGGAAGTCGTATAGCAGGTAAGAATGAAATACATAGACTATTAAGAGTTGATGAAGACATGAATGAGGCAGGTATAGAATTTTTTAACAACTGCACACAGTTAATAGCAGAAATACCTCAGTTACCTTTAGATAAAAATAATCCAGAGGACATCAATACTAAAATAGATTATGATCATGGCTATGACGCATTGCGTTATGGTGTAATGTCTAGACCAGTGCCGAGGTCTTTATTTGATTTTGATGCAAGTCAGCAAGTAAAAAAATGGCAACCATTTGATGAGTCATTTGGTTATTAAAGGAATATAATATGGCAGATGAAGAAGTAGAAGTAGATATAGACGAACTAATGGTAGATGAAGAAGGATCTTTACTTTCATCTTATGTTGTGTCTGCATTTAAAAAATCAGAAAATGCGAGATACGATCAAGAAAAAAGATGGATAGAATCTTATAGAAATTACAGAGGTATCTACGGTAATGATAATCAATTTACTGATACAGAAAAAAGTCAAGTATTTATTAAAGTTACTAAAACAAAAGTTATGGCTGCGTATGGTCAAATAACTGATGTATTGTTTGCAGGTCAAAAATTTCCTTTAGGTATAAACTCTACTAGAATGCCTAAAGGCGTAGAAGAAGCAGTTAATTTTGATCCGTTAGCACCTAAAGAAGATGTTATGTCTCCTTATGGTTTTCCTGGAGATGGTAATGATCTACCTGCAGGAGCTACTAATAGTGTTCTTAAAGAAAGGTTACAACAATCTTTTCCTGATTTACAAGATGGTCCAGGGCTAACACCTACATCTATTACTTATCATCCTGCTGATGAAGCTGCTAAAAAAATGGAAAAAACAATTTTAGATCAGTTAGAAGAATCTTCTGCATCTAAACATTTACGTTCTGCAGCTTTTGAAATGTCATTATTTGGTACAGGGGTTCTTAAAGGACCGTTTGCAGTAGACAAAGAATCTCCTAATTGGGAAGAAGATGAAGAAGGAAATGTACAATACTCTCCTATAATTACTACTGTACCTAAATTAGATTTTGTTTCTGTCTGGAATTTTTATCCTGATCCAGATGCTAAGAATATGGAACAAGCTGAATATGTAGTTCAAAGACACAAGCTATCTATGTCAGATATAAAAGGATTAAAAAAACGACCTTTCTTTGATGGCGATGCCATTGATGAATGTATAGAAATGGGCACTAATTATGTCCGCAAATGGTGGGAGACACAAGTTGAAGATGAAGATACAAAAAATTATAGCGTGGATAGGTTTGAAGTTTACGAGTATTGGGGAAATGTTGGCACAGATATTGCAGAAGATGCAGGTCTCGCCATTCCTGACGACCTTAAAGAATCTGATACCGTTCAAGTTAACGTCTGGGTTGGAAATGGAAAAGTTCTTAGAGTGGCAATCAATCCTTTCATTCCTAATAGGATTCCTTATTTCGCTGCTCCTTTTGAGCTAAACCCTTATAGTTTTTATGGTGTAGGTCTAGCAGAAAATATGGCAGACACACAACAACTAATGAACGGTTTTATGCGTATGGCAGTAGACAATGCTGTCTTATCAGGAAATCTTATATTTGAGATTGATGAAACTAATCTAGTGCCAGGGCAAGACCTAGAGTTATACCCTGGCAAAATATTTAGAAGACAAGGAGGAGCACCTGGTCAGTCTTTATTTGCTACTAGCTATCCTAATGTTTCTAATCAAAACATGCAAATGTTTGATAAAGCTAGAGTGTTGTCAGATGAAGCAACAGGCATACCTTCCTTTTCACATGGTCAGACAGGAGTTACAGGTGTAGGTAGAACAGCATCAGGCATATCTATGTTAATGGGTGCTGCCCAACTATCTATTAAAACTGTTATTAAAAATATAGATGATTATTTATTACAACCTTTAGGAGAATCTTTCTATGCTTTTAACCAACAGTTTAATTTTAATCCTGATATTAAAGGAGATATAGAAGTAAAAGCTAGAGGCACAGAAAGTCTTATGCGTAATGAAGTAAGAAGTCAAAGACTGTTACAACTTATGCAAATTGGTTCTAATCCTACTTTAGCACCTTTTATAAAATTCCCTGTAATACTAAGAGAGATAGCACACTCTTTTGATCTTGATTCAGAGAAATTTGTTAACGATGAAAGAGAGGCTGTTAGACAAGCTGAGATATTAAAAGCGGCAGGAATGATGCCTTCTCAACCAGGAAATACTACACCACCGCCTTCAATGCCTGGAGGAGGAACAGCTTCTGCAGCTAGTCCTGCAGGAACAGGCAATGGTAATGTAGCACCTGGAGCTGCTCCTGAGCCAGACATGCCTGGATTTTCAGCACCTTTACCAGGTTCAAATGAAGGTATACAATGATAAGAGAAACAGCTAGAAAACTATTACCTTGTGTAAACGATCCTAAACATATTGATGCATTACATAAGTATGCTCAAGATAGAATAGATGCACACGTATTAAATTTAATAAGAGAGACAGACCATCGTAAAATAAATTATTTACAGGGCTGTATACAAGAGCTTCAACGATTTATGACCATTAGAGAAGAAGCTAATCAATCAGCTAAGGAGAAATAAATGGTAAAAGTAGACAACAACAATATGAGAAGAGCTTTTCAAGGAGGAGATGTCCCTTCTAAAAACTTTCCAGACCAAAATTTAACAGGTCTAGGAGATTCTGCAGCAGATGCAGACATAAAAAAATTAGAATCTGTAATGGACTTAGGTATTACAAAAGATAATAATTTAAATCTAGCATCATCACAAGGAGGAAATAACATGATAAAGAACACACCAAGAAATATACCAATGGCAGCAGTAAGAACAGGCGGAGCATATATACGTAAAGCTGCAGAAGGCAATGTAGCATTACCTATGGGAGGTATGCCACCACCACCATCTTCAGAAGAATCTGTGTCACCTGAAATGGCAGAAGAAGCAAAAAGTTTAGGAATAGAAGTAGCACCACCAGGAGCTACAGCAGAAGAAGTAGCAGATGATCAATTAGTATTATTATCTGAAGGAGAACTAGTAGTACCTGCTAATGTAGTTAGGTATCACGGTTTAGCTCAGTATGAAAAAATGAGAAAAGCTGCTTTAAATGGTCTTGACGAAATGGACAAAGAAGGTCAATTAGTAAGCCCACAAGATAATGCTCCTGAAGGATTGTTAGGTCCTAATATGCCTGAAGGTGCTCCTGTCTAATATGAGTGCAATTACTCAAAAAATTTATAATTCTTTAAAGAAAAGGTCTAGTGCAAAAAACACGTCTCAAAATAATATTGATCAAATATTAGAACAGGCTTATACTTTAGGCATGCAGTTTGGTAAACGGGGATTAAAAAGACCTATAGCAAAACTAAACGAAGGTGGTATTTTTACTAAAGATGAAAAACTTCATCCCTCTATGTACAGAAGTGATGGAACAATAAAATCTGCAGTAGGTTGGAAAGGTCCTATTATAAATAATATTACTGGTGGCACTATGACGGAACTTTCTTTAGGTGAACCTGGTAGTAAAGAAGGTTTTTATCCTTTAATAAATCCTTACACCACAGATAAACAACTAGAGTATATTAAAAATACCAACCTTGAAGGTAACGCTAAAGTTTTAGGAGAATCACTAGAAGGTATGGAAGCTTTAGCAACGGCTCAAAGGTGGAGAGAAGATAGTTCAAAAAAAGGTATAAGCCCATTTGTTAGTTATACTAGTGATCTAGATGAAGCTAAAAGAGCAGACGAGGAAATGAAAAAAGAACTTATAAGGCAACAAAACACTAAAGAGGCTAACGTTCCTAAACTACAAGAGGGTGGTTCTATGGAATACATTAGAAGACAGAATGAAGAACCAACTTATTTACAAGAAACTATGTCTAATGTAGTACCTAGTGGTAAAATTGCGTTTCAAGAATTTTATGATGCTGTAACAAGCCCCATAGATACTGCTAAAAGTATATATGAATTAGGTACTGGCGTAGCAAAATATTTTGTTATGCCTGGATTACTAGAACACCAAGCTGCGGAAGGCAATCCTGAACAAAAAGCTGCAGTAGAAGCAGCAGGTCAACATTTTGTAGATAGATTTGGTTCACTAGAAAAAGCAAAAGAAACTTTAAAAAATGATCCTGTAGGAATGGTTTTGGAAACTTTAGGAATAGCTACAGGTGTATATGGAGTAGGCAAATTAGGAATAAAACTAACAGCTAACGCTACAGATCCTATTATTAGAAGTATTAAAAAAAATAAAGTAGCTAAAATAGAACCTACCCCTAAACGAAAAGACATAGTACAAGGCATGCCTGAAAATGTAGAAACAGATAGTCGTACAATGTATCATGGAGATTCAATGCTAGACACAAAAGGAGGTGTTAGAGATTTAGACGCAGAAGGAAATTATGTTCCTCAAAAATCTTTTACTAAAAATGAACCTTTAAGTCTTGCAGTAGATGTATCTAATGCTAGAAGTTATGCAGGGGTTGTAAAAGATAAAACAGGATCTTCAGGATTCTTATATGAAGTGTCTATTCCTAAAAAAGTATTAAATGGTCTTTTTGATCCTTTTAATGAAAATCATATAAAAATATTTAAAAAAAGAATAACTATTATGTTGAACAAAGGGCAGGCAGAAAAATCTTATGACTCTATAAATTGGAAACAAGTAAACGATAAAGATGCATATATAGAAAATGCATATATAGAGCCTATGCAATTAAAAAATGTAGAAGGTTCAGCATCAAAAAATAATTGGGGCATATTAGAAAATCCTGATGTGGTAGAAGCTCTTAAAAAAGAAGGTTTTACAGGAACGTGGCAACTAGAAGCTGCTAGAAGAACAGATATAGGACTTGATAGCTATAACCAAATACAATTATTTGATGGTAGTTCGGTAGATATTATTCCTAATAAAACTAGTAGAATATATAGAGGTGACGATGGTTCATACAATATATCAAGTTTTGATAAGTTTTTAAAAGACATAGACGCAAGTAAACAAGGAGGAGTTGAAATACAAACTGCTGAACAATTTAATAAAATGTTAAAAACTGCTAAAGACGCAGGTGAAGATATTTTCTTTGACGGTAAAAAAGTTGATTTTGGAGACGAAAAATGATGAACAGAAAAACAGGCATAATGGGATTACAAGATGGTGGAGCATTTACAGGACCAGACACTTCTGTACCATTTGAAAAAAATGTTTCAGAAGGAGATGTAGCTAGAGAAGAATATCAAAATCTACCTACAGAAATACAAACTATAAAAGGGTCAGAAGATTTACCTTCTGTAACTGTTCCTGAAGAAGACGGTATTATAAAAAGTTTTGGCACTGGTGTAGTAAAACCAGGACAGGTAGAAACTGTAATGCCTGCATCTAAAGATTATTTAACTAGACCTGTAGCAACTGAGCCTTCAGAAATGCTACCTGATGGAGTTAGTTTAAAAAAATTAACAGGTAAAGTAAAAGGTATAGAAGTACCTGCAGAAGCTGCATTAGTAGGAGCAGCAGCTACAGCATACGCAGGATATAAATTACTTTCAGGAACTAGTAAACTTTTACCAGGTTTTCAACCTTTAGGATCAGCAACAGCAATAGGTCCTGGAGGAATAGGAACAGGAGCTAGATCAGTATATGGAGCAGGAGCAGGAGCAACTGCAGCACAAGTAATAGGCGGAGGAGCAGCAGTATTTAGTCTATATGATATGTATAAAAATGGTCTGTCTATAGAAAATGGATTAACTTTTGCAGGAGGAACTGCTATGTTTGTTTCTGGTGCTGCCGCTAAAGGTGCTACATGGGCAGGAAGTTCATTTGCTTCTTCAAAAGCTTTAGCAGTAGCAGGTCCAGTTATGTTAGCAGTAGGAGCTTTAGCTATGGTATATGATGCACTTAAAAAACCTTCTAATAAGACAGGCATAGCTTATTCCGATGTAAGTGCAGAAGAATATACAATAACACAAGATGGTTTAGAAGGAGACAGATATTCTCAAAATAATAGAGATGCTGCATCTGCATTAATAGCTCCTGTATTAGATTATACAAGAGTTATGGAAGAAGAATATGGTACTCAAATAGGTGGTAAAATTTCTATACAAATAGGAAATGAAAGAGGATTAGAAATTATTATAGCATCAGAAGATGGTAGAATATTTATTGAAAAAGATTTTGGAAGATCAGAAACTGCAGTAGATGAAATGTATCAATGGTTTGATGATATAACTAATTTTGCAGCACAATCAAGAGTAGGAGATTTAGCTTATTCTTCTGCTATTTTATATGGTCAGTATGATTATGTAAAAGGCAGAGCAATAGAAAGAAAAAATAAATATAAATATTATTCTATGCCAGGTGCTGATGACTATAACATATTAGGAGAGCATTATATGATGGCTGACGGTTCTCCAGGACAACTTAATAGAACTGCTCATAATGCTGAGTTTGATAGGATTGACAATGAAGTAACTACGGCAATAACTCAATGGAGAGAATATTTAGGAACTAATTGGGAATGGGACAGAACTCCTAGAAGTTTAGACACAAGTACAACACTTAACCCTGACGGATCATTTGATTATAAAAATTCTACGTTCCAAGATTTTACAGGATTTGATTCATATGGTTATACAGGACTTAAAAAGGGAGGTTCTATAGAAAGCCTTCCTAAATTTGTTAAGAGTAGAATACCTACTCTTAAAGAGGGCGGTACTCCAGATTCTGCATGGGGAGGTTCTTCAGGAAAAATATATAATTTTGAAGAGCCTGAAATGCAACCAAAAGAATCTGA